CACCTGTTAGAAGATAAGAAAAGATTAGATACTATCTGTAACCTAATTGATAAAATAAAAGAAACTGGAAATACACTAATATTGGTTGATCGTGTGGCGGCCGGCAACGAGATTGTAAGTAGATTACCTGGATCTGTATTTGTTTCAGGTGGAACGAAATTGACCGAACGCAAAGAAGAGTATGATGAAATCGCAACAAGCACCAATAAGATAATAGTTGCCACTTATGGCGTGGCTGCGGTTGGTATCAACATACCCAGAATCTTCAATTTGGTTCTGATTGAACCTGGTAAAAGCTTTGTGCGGGTAATTCAAAGTATTGGTCGAGGTATTCGTAAAGCAGAAGACAAGGATAATGTTCAAATTTGGGACATAACCAGTAATTGTAAGTTCGCTAAACGACACCTAACCCAAAGAAAAAGTTTTTACACTGAAGCCTCTTACCCATTTGAACTTGAAAAATTAAAATATAAATGATATAATAACAACTATGCGAATACTTAACTTAGAAACAAACAGTGCTTATAACTTAGAAACTCTACCTGAAGAGATAGATGACTTGCGTTTTGCTATATTAGATAATAGCAATCCAAATAATGTAGATTATCATTATATTCCCTTAATCTTTTTGGAATCATTCAACGCCCCTGCATTGGTTCTTAATATTGGTGGTTCAGTTATAAAGATGCCTGTAGATTGGCAAATATTGATTGGTGAAAAAGATTTGGGTGATTTAGAAACACTACCTTTGACTTCGATCAATGATAGGGGATTTAATGCGTTTCAATTTAACCCATTAAAATCGTTTCATCCCAGCTTTGTACCTATTGAAATTATTGACATTTATCATGATGTTACATGGTACGCCCCTAGATTAAAGAATGGGCAATTTTTATGTGTACCAATTGATGATGGTGAAAATCCTAGATGTGTATACTTTGTAAAAGAAATCAGTAGAAATTGCGAGATTGTAGATTATTCAATGGCGTTCTAACATGAGTTGCAAACACGAAAAACAAACCTCCCGTTGGGTTGAAGAAGAAAACTGGTATACTGGTGAAACTGAAGGCAAATGGGAATATATAACAGAGTACACTACAGTTGACATCGATGTACACAGATATAAGTGTACGCAGTGTAATGGAGTAATGTATTATTCAGGTCGTGCTAGAGATTACTATGAAAAGGGAATCAATAGTGAATGGATCACAGGATTGAATTAATGGCAACTAAAACAGCAAAAGTCGCTGTACCAGCAGATGAAAAACTAGAGAATCAAGACTTTGATCTTTTCGAAGCATTGGCTGCTATTGATAAAAAGGACTATCATTGGTTTGATAATTTGAATGAAGCACAACAGAAAAAGTTTGTGCCCTATATGATGTTACACTGGGTAAGTGCTGTCAAGGGTAAAGCTGAATTACAGCAATACTATCTACAAAGCGTAGACTATCATGCTAATAAGTATTACTTCAATGAAAGCATACAAAAACATCCCCAGCTACAATGGTTAATGCTGTGTGCAGCCAGCCCAGGAATGGGTAAACAATTTCATCAATGGATACCTCATCTAAAAGATAAAATGGTTAAGCTGAAAGAACCTGCCAAAGTTAAAGAGGTAAAGGATTATTTCACTAAAATTTATCCCAAAACTGACTCCAAGACTTTGGATGAATTCAGCCAAGCTTTTGTTGACACACAAAAGAAAAAGATGTATATTGCTGAAGTATATCCCAACTTAAAATACCAAGACATTGAAGTTCTGGCTGAATTGGTAACTGATAAAGAAATCAAACAATATGAACAAGACCGAGGAAATCTCTAAAACAAAATTTGGCTGTGAATTTTGTGGCCGTAGTTTTGTAAGAGAAACTACGATGTTTAAACATATATGTGAGTACAAACATCGTTGGCAAGAAAAAGATAAACCTGGCAATAGAATAGCATATCAACTATTTCTTCAGTTCATGAAAAAAAATACTGCCTCTAAAAAGGTTAAGCCATATGAAGAATTTATAAAGTCTCCCTATTACACAGCGTTTATTAAATTTGGAATATATTGTATAGATGTCAATTGTGTAAACCCCAGCAGATTGATTGATTGGCTAATTAAAAACAAAATCAAAATTGATGACTGGTGTAGTGATCAAGTATATACTAAATTCTTGTGTGAGTATCTAAGAGTTGAAGATCCACTTGATGCTATAGCAAGGTCAATTGAAACCACAATTGAATTAGCTAATGAAGCTAATATTAAAAACCATGATATTTTTAAATACGCAAATAGCAACAAGATTTGTTACGCTATTACTACAGGCAAAATAAGTCCTTGGATTTTGTATCATAGCAATAGTGGTTTATTATTTCTAAATAATTTGAGTACAGACCAGCAAAATCTTATAATGGACTACATCAATCCTGAATTGTGGGCTATAAAATTCAAACGAGATTCAGGAAAAATATCTGAAGTAAAGGATTTATTGAATCAAGCAGGATATTAAATGGATTTAATTGGTAGATTATATAGCAAGTATTTAATTTGGAAGGATCAAAGGTTTTTAAATAAGCACGGCTGTGAGAATTGGAAGCAATATTTTCACACTTTTGATCCTGACATAAACAGGAACGCTTACCGAGTTAGAGCATTTTATGCTAACTATAATTATTACCATACATTTAAAGATGGTGCTATAGCGCCGTTCCAAGATCATACAGATTGGTTAAATACTTATAAAGAAATACAAGATTGGTGTGATACTAATTGTATGGGTAAGTGGCGCACAGATATACATCGTGTGGTACCTGATTCTAACCAAGTAGATAATAAACCTGACTATATTTTAGATGATATGGGTGGATGGGGCTTTATATTTTTTGCCTTTATGGATGACGCGGACTATATTTGGTTCGTGACAAGATGGGGATGAAAGTAATATGGATCCAAGGAATTTAAAATATAAAATTTGTGTGCTTAGAACCAAAGTTTGGTTGAAGCCAATTTATCATGGACGCTATCTACCTAAAGAATTTCTTGACGAAGTTGATAATTATATTAAAGAAGCAAATATAGGTGTTCGTACTGCTGATGATAGATGGAAACTTACTTGTAAAAAAGCACTTACTATGTTTTTAATGAGATGGCAATGATAGAACGAGTAAGTAAACATGAATATAAGGTTGCAGTAAAAATAAATAAACCTTGTGGTAATACTAATGATGATTTAAGAGAAATTATCAAATGGTGTAAGGAGAAATTTGGTAGGGGCGGTAGAAATAAAAAATATGTTTGGAGGTATGGTTGGGTCACCAGTTTTGGCACCTTGCGCGAGGATACATTTTATTTTAAATTTGAAAAAGACGCCCTATTCTTTTGTATGAGATGGCTATGACACAAAAGTTAGAATGGACTGATCACGATAAAGACTGGGTAGATGTAAAGCCAGGATGGCATGAGCATAAAATAACCCTACCTGAAATTCTTACACAGCCAGATTTTGTAAATTGGTATTCTGATAAATTAGATTGGCTTTATAAAAATGTAGACAATTGTGAACAACATTGTAGATGGATGTTTGACGATGGAAAATTCTGTATTAAATTTAGGTATGAGCGTGACTATCTATTATGTGTATTGAGGTGGTAATATGCCGTATGAAGTCAAGATTACTGGAAAGCGAGCAGAGATTATAACTTGGTTATCGGAGTATGTGGGTAAATTCCACAAGAATGACCATTTTTGGTCCGCTCGCGGCGAAGGTTGGGAACTATTACCTTATGGTGCTGACCCCATTAGTAGCACCCTAGAGCCCAAAAAATACATTGTCAGAATATGGGATAAAGACAAAGCATTTTTAACAAAACTTAGATGGGAATGATCGCATTTCCCTAAGAAAAAGATTATACTTTGTTTATGCTTACGGGATCACTACAAACACAAATGGACGACAATGAAAACTATATAAAAAAGATGCAAAGTTTAGTTGATTCTGTGATACAAGCAGATCAAGAAGCCATTGAGGCTTTTCATTCAGATAGAAAAAGAAGAAATGGCTTTTGGGAAACACTTAAAAAACTTCGCGTTGAATATCAAACTGAACATACAGATTTTGATGCGTATGCTTTTGAAGAGTGGATGGCAGAGAAATATGGTATTCAACTAAATTTTGTAGATGGTTATCTTGGCGGTGATTATCAAGTTGTAGATGAGAAAAAGTATTTGGTATATGTGTTGAAATTCAAATGAGTATTGAAATAGTAAATCATCAAGACTTTTATATGGTGCTTTGGCCCAAATATGGAAATATTAGGGAAATTGATCCCAAATTGAGATTGTTAGATTTACTTTTTGGTCAGTTAAAACTTTATACTATTGGATTGGTTGAATTGAACACTAACTCAAAAAACCCATGGTTAACTTGGATCAATGAAGAGGTTTGGTTGCAAGATAAAAGTGGCAATTATAATAATTGGGTAGAAAGAACATTTAAAATTAATGGTATTGCTTTCAAAGAAATGCAACATGCTGTACAATTCAAAGATATCTTAGAAAAATCTATAGTTTGGACAGAGTTAAAGAAATGAAATTAATTATTAAAAAGACAGATAAAAGACATACTGGTCATCCTGACTTTAAATTTTTTATCTTACCTATAGAAAGTAGTCCATACCGTAATAGGGATTGCCAAACTAAGTTTTTTGAAATTAGAGAATGGGCTTGGGCAACTTGGGGAGCGAGTAAAGAAGCTGATGAGTGGACTGCTGACAAGTTTTGGACCTATCCACCTATTATACGAAAATGTCAAAATGAACATTGGTGTTGGATGAATGACAATAAAAATTATAGAATTTATTTAGCAGGTGACGCTGAGTTAGTATTATTTAAATTGAGGTGGGAATGATGAGAGAATACTATTGGGATATTGATCCTAATGATGCATCGTGTGTGGTCATCTATAATTATGGTAAAAAAGTAATGAGCCTTTATATGGGTGAAGCTATACAAGGAATGGGTAGAAAATTAACCATGGATATTGTCAGAGATTTGGATAATTGTATTTACATCAAATCTTGGCAACAAGAAAAATATGAAGAAGTCATTGACATTTTGAAAAAATGAGAGTAATATATAAGAAAGTCTGGAATGAAAATCGTTGGGATAATTGTGCTTTCTATGAGTTAAATAAAACTCCAGCTTACTTGGAGTGGTTACGAGATCATTATGGATATCCCAAATATTCAGTAACTTGGTGGAAAACGGTAGACGCAATTTGGGTAAAAGATAAAATTTACACGCATTTAAAACTATGCGAATAAGGAATATAGAATGAAAATATTTTTGGATATGGATGATGTGGTGGCTGATTGGGCGGCATTAGCACAGCAGTTGGTAGGTAGAACATGGGAGCCAGGTCTGACTCACTTACCTGATCATGACTGGGTTAAAGTTAAATCATATGACAGGTTTTATAGGGATATTCCTCTTAAAGAGGGCGCACATGAGTTAGTAGATTTTTGTACTAAATTTGCGAATAAGAACAATGTAGAGTTAGCCTTTCTTACAGCATTACCCCATGATGATGACATGCCCTACGCGGCATACGATAAGATAATGTGGGCAGATAAGTACTTTCCCCATCTTGTAGTATTCTTTGGACCCTATAGCGGAGACAAATGGAAGCATTGTACTCCTGGTGACATACTGATTGATGATAGAGTTACTAATTGCCAACAATGGCGTGAGGTGGGTGGCATAGCGCATGAATACACTACTTGGCAAAACTGCAAACCCTGGCTTGAGGAGATTTTAAATGGCTTCTGATATCATGATTGACCTTGAGACATTAGATACAAGCCCTAATTGTGTTATATTATCAATAGGTGCTGTATCTTTTAATCCTAAAGGTATGGGAGTTGTAGAGAAGTTAGAATTACGCCCTACAATAGAAGATCAAACAGAGTTGTTTAATCGCACTATTGATGATGAAACTATTAAGTGGTGGGCACAGCAATCACCTGATGCTATGGAAGAAGCATTCAATGAAGAAGGTAGGATGACCTTTGAAGAATGTTTAGCAGTATTATATAAGTTTTGTTGGAATCGCCGCGCCGTATGGAGTAATGGTGCAGGATTCGACATCGTGGCAGTAGAAACAGGATATCGCCAACTTAACATGCCTATACCCTGGGCTTACTACAACGCCCGAGACACACGCACCTTATTTGATATTACTGGGGTTAGTTTGAAGGACAAGAAGTACGGTACTAAAACTACACACAAGGCGGTAGAAGATGCTGAACATCAAGCTATTGTGGTTCAAGATGCGTATCGTAAGCTTATAAAATCCGGATTGTTATGAGTTTTAGATTTGACATAGATATTGATTTTCCTGATAGGAATAAAATATTAGAAATAATAGAACATACACCCGCATCTATGTTAAAGGCTAATCCTGTACGAAAACATAATAGTGGCGTATATATCAATCCTGTACCATATGATCCTATTAGAGACATGTGTTCAGTTGATTATAAGGAAATGGATAAGAGGGGCTATTTTAAGTTAGATTTACTTAATGTACATGTATATGAACAAGTAAAAGATGAACTACACTTGATTCAACTTATGAGAGAACCCAATTGGGACAAACTCAAAGACAGACATTTTGTAGGAAAACTTATTCATTTAAGCAATCATTATGATAGCATACGAAAAATGCCTGAACCGGTAAATAGTATACCCCGATTAGCCATGTTTTTGGCTGTTATTCGCCCATCAAAGAAACATCTTATTGGTGAGCCTTGGAGTGTAGTCAAGCAATCTGTATGGGACCGTGATGTTGATGGTTATGTATTCCGTAAAAGTCACGCAGTAGCATACGCCCAATTAGTATCAGTACACATGAATTTATTGGAGGAAAATAATGGAACTTAAACTTGTTGATGAGAATGATCCCGTATTAAAACAACCAGCAGAACCTTATGATTTTGATAATTGGATCGTTGAACCCAATTTAGAAGATTTAGTAAAATCAATGACAAGGGCAATGTTTGCCAAATCTGGTATTGGTTTGGCTGCGCCTCAGGTAGGAGTATCTAAGCGTATATTCATTATGGGCAACAAAGAAAAACTTATAGTATGTATCAATCCTGAAATAGTCTCAGGTACCGGTGAGATAAAAGATACAGAAGGATGTTTAAGTTTTCCTGGTCTTTGGCTACATGTAAAGCGATACGAAAAAATTATCGTAAAATATCAAACTATGAATGGTGAAACAACACAAGAAGAATTTGAGGGTTTAATGGCCCGTGTATTTCAGCATGAATTAGATCATCTTAATGGTGTATGCTTTGTGGAGAAAGTTGGTAAACTTAGCTTGAAACTGGCTAACGCTCGTAGAGCTAAAAATCTAAGGTAATCTTTTCACAAGAGTTATGGATCTTCTCTTTGATTTTCTTTTACTTAATTCATTCATACTACATATAGGTCCATGAAGTATTTCTAAGCTTTTATTATTGAAAGTTCTGATATATGGCTTGAAAATAATCCAGTCTTCTTTTAAGAATAAATTGATGGGGATTAATCTATTTGATTCCCACCACCATATTTCACCTAGTGCTAAGAACTTTTCTTTGATATTTGTATCTATTATAGCCCCATAATCGTAAATAGTAGTTACGATATCATCTCTATTTTGTACTATACCCACATAATCTTGTCCCGCATAAGAACACACCGTTATAAACGGGTGATTTTCGCTGAGTTTCTTAAAGAAGTCTGAATTTACCATATGAATTTATTTAGCATCCATAAATATGGTATAAAATAATATTTAATAAATAGTATATTAGGAGCCTACATTTGTGTATACTACTTCAGTATTTTATTATATACAACGACAAATCGTTGTGCTACTTTCTGGATATTCGCCTAGGAAATATATGCCTCAATACGCCAAACCACTAACCCTCAATAAAGGAGTGGATAATCAAATTCAGTTCCAGTTCTTGAATCAGGAACAAAAGCCTGTGGATATTACAGGCAAATCAATTACATGTAGAGTTATCAATTACGAAGGTAATGAAGTTTTAGTACAAAAAGCACTAACACTACAATTACCTGCCACAGGTATTTGTGCTTTAATATTGAATGCGGCTGATATAGAAAATATAGATGCTCAAAAAGCATATTACTCATTAGAAATACCTGTAGGTGAATTTGATTATCCTGTATTCGTGGACCAAAATGCAGGGGCAAGAGGAGATATGAATATAGTAAACTCTGTGCTACCTAGTTTTGTACCCTCACAAAGTGTATCTATTCCTACAGGTCAACCTTTTCCTAATTTGAGTCCTATTTCAAATGGTAATAGTACTGCTCAAACCTATTATAGTAGCGTAATAGACACAAATAATAATCCTGTACTTACATTACAATCTCAATATATAGATTATGTGGGTAATTTAATTATTGAAGGTAGTACAATAGTTGATGGAGATTGGTATCCTATCTCTATTCATTCATACGAAGATAACATTTCAGAAACAATTGGTTATACAATCAGAGGGTTTCACCCATATATAAGAATGCAATTTATTAGTAATACGGGCGCCGTCACTAATATTTTAGCCAGATAAGTTTGTAATTTTTACTTTCTGTGTTATAATAAGAGAATGTTCGACATTCTATCTGTTATTCCTGGTAAAAAGAAATTAACCTCAAGCAGTTGGCATAGCTTCAATGCTGTGTGCTGTCACCACTATGGGCATAAACCTGATAAAAGGTCTAGGGGTGGAATTAAATTTGATGGATCGAATAATTGGAGCTATCATTGCTTCAACTGCCAATACAAGTGTAATTTCGTTTTGGGCAGATCGATCAATGTTAAAACAAGAAAGTTGCTAACATGGTGTGGTATAGATGAGAGTCAAATACAAAGATGGAATTTAGAAAGTTTACAAAATAAAGACCTGTTAGATTTTACACAGCCCCAGAAAAAAATCAAAATAAAATTTGATGAGCATAAACTACCTGATTGCGAACCCTTATCAGCAGATAACCCAAAACACAAAGTATTCATAGATTATCTGCAACAGCGCAAGATATATATTAGTGATTATCAATTTTATGTCACACCTAATTCACCAGGTAGATATGCTAACAGAGTAATCGTCCCATATTTCTACAAAAACAAAATAGTAGGAAATACAAGTAGATTCATAGATAACAGAATACCTAAATATATAAACGAACAACAACCTGGATATGTGTTTGGTATTCAACTACAAAAACCTGAATGGCAAGTGTGTATTGTTTCAGAAGGTATCTTTGATGCATTAAGTATTAGTGGATGTGCAACAATGCATAACACTATCAGTGATGAGCAAGCAAAACTATTAAGCACACTCAATAAGAGAATTATAGTCGTGCCTCATCAAGATATGACAGGATTAGAAATTTGTAATAAAGCAATGGAATTAGGATACCAAATAAGCCTACCTAAATGGGGTCAAGGTATTAAAGATATAAATGAAGCTGTAGTAAAATATGGAAAGTTACCCACATTATTGAGTATATTACAAGACGCGACAAATAGTAAAATCAAAATAGAAATGAGGAGAAAACAGATTGCTAAAGGATTATAATACAGAAGTTCAAAAGTTGTTTTTGAGAATGATGATTTCGGATGCAGAGTTGTATATTAGGGTCATAAACATTATGAACCCTGATAATTTTGATAAAAGTTTGCGGCCCGCCGCTACAATGTTCAAAGAATATAGTGAAAAATAT